CCTACTGTTAGTTGTTGATTAAGACTCAGCATCTAGTTAACCTCGCTTGTCTGCTGTAAACATGTGTTTGTGTTGATCTGCGAACTCCATGAACTTGGCGTTGTTCATCACCACCGCTTGCTTCGGGTGCTTGGGTGAACGTATGCCGTTCAAGAAATACGACTTAGCTTCTTCGGGTAGCCGCCATGAGTAGGCCACCCACGCATCCACCCAACCACGCTCGATGTTCTGCAACGTGCGATAGACCGTCATCAGTGTGGCACTCGCGCCTGTTGGGATACGTGCTGTAGTGGGGGAGTCCTTGATCTCTTGTAGGGATGGTAGGTCACTCATCAACTTGCTGTAGTTGAATAGCTCCGAGCCACCCATCGGGCCAAGCGTACCGACCAATGCCGCCTCCATAGACTGTGAATCTAGTTGGTCAGCTTTGTGCATCCAGTGGGATGCGAACTCAAGAGAACGTGGTGTGACAAACGCATCTTGTTGTCGCTCTGGATGGTAGATGTACTGATTGTCATCAGGTGATACGTCCTCGAAAGATTGGAATAACTGTGGATTCTCCGCAACCCAAGAAGATACTGCGTAGTGAATCCCTGCGCCCTGCGCCCACTCTACCCACTCGATGTGCGTTGGTTTGCGTAGTCGTATTCGGGTCATCCTGTTGCGTTGATGCGGTAGCAATACATCACCTAGTCCCTCACCATCTAGGTTCGATGTGAGAAACACGATAGAGTCAGGGTGTAGCTCCTTGTCTCCGATCTTGTGCTCGTAGACTAGTCTGAGCAATGCGTTCTTGACTGACACGTTAGACTTCTTGTACTCGTCAACCATGATAACCAACGGCTTCTCCAAGTGAATGCCAAGCTCTGCGTTAGTCGCACAAGTGAAGTAGTCTTGTCCGTCTACCTCCTTGAACTTGGGTATCCAGATATCGCCAACGTCCTTGGTCGTGCAATCGAAATAGCACATAACGTGCGTATCCTTCAGTGTCTCACCTAGTGTGTCTAACAGAGCCGACTTGCCTGTGCCCATGTCGCCCTCTACCATCACACTACCTTGTCTACCAAAGGCCAATATCATCTTAGCCGCTTGGTCGTGACTTACTGCATAAGTTCTTTGTTGTACCTGCATTTCTGTTCTCCTAAATATTCAAATACTAGTTAGGGAAATTCCCTAGTGTTATTGTGGAAGTACATTAAGTACTTTGTTTATAGCTTCGATTAGTTCGGAACGTAACCGACTGCTATCTCGTAGCGCCTCTACTGTCATGCGCTGTAATCTCTCTTCTAGTGCCGATCTGCATAGCTCTAAGTTCGGGTCATCACCGAAACTGAAGTGCTTGAGCATCTGCACTACTTCTAGGGTCCTGTCGATCAAGGTATTGTGAAACCCTGTAGGTGTTTGTTTGTCCCCGTAATCTAGCTTGGACTTTGTTTCTGCAAGTCTAGTTCTCACATCAGAGTAAACACGTACCATCATCTCTTGGTTCTGATCGTGGTAGTAGTCCTTGTAGCTTTGCTTGAGATACTCTTTCATCTCTTCCCCGACTTGTAGCCGAAAGTCGCTATCGTCTTCTGGCTTGGGTAGCGGTATGAACGCAAGCTTGAAACTGAATTTCTCTCGTAGCGATCCAAGACTAGGATAGTCATCACGATTGAACAGTCTGCCCAGACCGCTGGACGATGACTGCGCTTTCTCTTCTGCCATGTCTACTGCGGCAGAGTAGCCGTCCAGTAGGTTGTCTACCTCTGTGTAATACTCTGCCTTGAACGCCTCCAGTGCTTGTCTAGCATCTAGTAGTGAAGTCGCGGGTATGATGCGCGGCCCACGATCTAGCCAAGGTTTAGAGACTCTGTTGAGATAATCTCTCGCATCGGACTTGATTGCCTTGATGCGCTTGAGATGTGGATTGTCTGCCAGCAAATACTTGTCAATACCGATCTTCCTCGCATCTGCATCTACTTGGTGGGCGTAGTTCTGTGTGGCTCGTCTGTCTTTCTTTCTGCCCTCCCACATGCAGATGTTTACGTGACATAGCCGTGCATGAGTGTGCATAGATACATCAACTAGTTTTGGCTCTTGTTGGTTGGTAGGTCGTGCTGGTTCTGGAACTGCCGTTACCTCGGCTTGTGCCTGTGGTACACTAACTACTGGTGCGCTTACATCGTGTTTCTTTTGTAGGTCATCTAGTAAACCCATTGTCGTTCTCCATGTTGTCGCTAGGGAAATTCCCTAACTAGTTTTTGAAACAGTATTGTTTTTCAAGCGAAACTCCACTCGAAATACTATTATCTCATATGTTAGTATTGAAGTCAAACCTTTAACTTGAGTGGGTAAACGTACTTGAACGTATAATGTTCTTAGTAAACGTCTATTGTTCTTACAATGTAGTGACCTAACTAATTGATAAAAAAAGAATGTTCTAATGTTCGGTTTTTGGCGAGGAGAAGAGAGAGAAAATGTGAAACTAGATTTGAGTAGAAAATAGAACATTAGAAAGAGAGGTCTGAAGGAAGTATCCTCTCTTTTTTAAAAAGCGAACATTATAAATTAAGATTATTAGTTTATATATATATAAGTATATTTAATAAAGTTTAGTTAATAAGAATACTAACATTTGATAACGCATGGGTAGGTTTACAATGTTCGTTTTTCATTTTCAAAAAGCGAACAATGCAGTATTTTTGCGAACATTAGGGGGATTTTGCGAACATTACACCGAACATTACTAGGGAGATTCCCTAGTCGCGGCTTGAAGCTATGTGCATCTACGATCACTGGTTTCATTTTGAAGACTAGGGAGATTCCCTAACTAGTTCTTGAGATGGTGGGGATAGTTTGAAGGCTACCAAGTTTTTGGTAGGAGGAGGACTTGAAGCTATGTGCATCTACGATCACTGGTTTCAAAGGGGCCGTAGCCCCGTGAAACTATGGACAATAAGAAACTGCTCCGTAGTTGTCGTACCATGCGCTTGGATAGGGAGGGAGGCTTATTGAGTACCAGCGTTTACCATCGCGGTGCGCTCCAAAGTATAGTTCCCAGAACAGTATCACTTCTATTTTTTGTAGTTCGATTTTTTGAATTGTCATTTTTAGATCCTCTAATAGAAAAAAGAAGGGACCCCGAAGGGTCCCAAGATGTGACTAGGGAAATTCCCTAGTGAGTTACTCAGAGATCAGAGTCTTTGTTTCCTCTAATCTGGCGGCTATGGCTCGGCCCTCGGCTAGCCAAAGGTTTAGTTCGCTCTCAGTATCAATCCCGCAGATCTTGAGATCATACTTAAACTTATTGCTAGTTTGTGCCGCTTTCCTAGCCTTTTCCGCCTCGGCTATGGCCTTACCTAGCCGCTCATGTGGTAGGCTAGCAACCCTTGCTCCGCCTTGCTTGATAGCCTTGGCTCTGTTAAACCTAGTCTTCATAGCATTACGGAAGTCTTTCATGGCGGTCCCTTTCTGATCCTGCCAGTACCTGCAATTCTCAGGGGTCATGGCTAGATTGCCTTCGCCTTCGCCTGTTAGTCGGGGATCGTCTTTCTTCATGTATGCCATGATGAACCCCATCTTTGGAAACTTCTGTTTACAGATAGTCTCCTGCAGTTTACCCAGAAACTCCACGGACAAGATTGCGGTCTTGCCTTTGTTTTTGGCTACCCCGACCTTTAGGTCGTCCGAACTATCAACACCTAAACCGATTAGTTGTTGGTATAGCTGGTCCGCTACTTCGCTAGCCTTCGCGCCGAATTCAGTGAATTGGCGTACCCCTTGCAAGAAAAGGTCTTGCCCCTTTTTAGTAAATGAACTCATACGAGTATCCTCATGTTGATTAACTGCTCCGGCCCCTTGCCGAAACATGACTAAACTTTAGCATACTTTTCGGATCTCGCAATACAATGGTTCCCTTGACTAGGGAAATTCCCTAGTGAGAACCCTACCCACCCCCTATGCCCCCAATTCCAAGATTAGTTACATACCAACTTATATATTACTAATCTGCACGAACAATCTGTAAAATTTTGAGTTTTGCTCTACCCCCTCTCTTTTGAGCGCACCCCCCTTGTTTATTTAAGTCCCCCTTGTAAAAAAATTTTTTTCATGTATAAATCGGTTTTACGGCTTAGACCTGCGATTACATATGGCGTTACACATAAAACCCGAGTCTGGGGTAGAAGTGGCTGAATCCGATCCCGTTGTTGATTTGAAAGACAGGGCAGAGGCCGCATCCAACACAATCGAGAAGCTTGCCGAACACGGTTTAGAGATAACCCCTAACAAAGAAGATAAGGACAACGCTGCAAAACTAGTTGCTGCATATGCAGAAGATCCTGAAGGTACGTCTAAGAAAGTGACCACCAAGAAAGCAGCCACCCTCACCCCCGCTTCTTTGCTACTCACGGACAACATACTTAGAGAGTTCGGGCAGTCCGTTGTAGAAAGTTCCTTACATATCAGACACTTAGTAACCAACAAACTAGTGCTGGAGTCTGAGAACCCCGACCCCCGTATACGTATGAGGGCTTTAGAGCTACTGGGTAAGATATCAGATGTGGGTCTCTTCTCTGAGAAATCAGAGGTGACGATTACGCATCAGTCTACGGATGACCTGCGTGAGAAGCTGAAAGGTAAGCTGGAGAAGCTTGTTGCAGGAGAAGTGGTGGAAGCACCCGTCATTGTAGATGTGAAGGAGGAACTAGGGCTGGAAGACTACGATGACTGAGGCCGCGTTAGACTTCTCCGAGGAAGATATCCAGAAGATGCTGGACAACATTGACTCTTTCTCCCCTGACGAAGTAGTAGAGATAGACCGTATTGTGGACGAGTTAGCCTCTCGGAAACAAAACGAATTGGCCTACAATGATTTGATAGAGTTCTGCAAGCGTATGCAGCCAGATTACATTGTAGGCAAACACCACCGCATACTATCAAAGATGCTCATGGACATTGAGCAGGGCAACAAAGACCGAATATGCGTCAACATACCGCCAAGACACGGCAAGTCTCAGTTAGTATCTATCTATTTCCCAGCGTGGTTCTTGGGTAGGAACCCGAATAAGAAAGTAATGATGGTGTCACACACGACTGATCTGGCGGTGGACTTTGGTAGAAAGGTGCGGAACCTGATTGCTACGGATGAGTACAAGAGTATTTTTCCTACGGTTGCACTATCAATAGATTCCAAGTCGGCAGGTAGATGGAATACAAACGTGGGCGGGGAATACTACGCCTGTGGTATTGGCTCGTCTATCGCAGGTAGAGGTGCAGACTTACTGTTAGTAGATGACCCTCACTCTGAGCAGGATGTGATTAACGGTAACTTTGAGGTATTTGAGAAAGCCTACGAGTGGTTTACCTTCGGAGCACGAACTCGTTTGATGCCGGGTGGGCGTGTGGCAATCATACAGACTAGATGGCACATGGATGACCTGACGGGCAGGGTGACACGGGACATGGTGAACAATGATCGCTCTGACCAATACGAGGTGGTAGAGTTCCCTGCTATATTAGATACGGCAGATAAAGATAACAAACCCATACAGAAACCCCTGTGGCCTGAGTTCTTTGACTTGGAGGCGTTACTACGTACCAAGGCATCTATGCCGACCTTTCAATGGAACGCACAGTACCAGCAGGAACCTACGGCA